AGAGACGTTTAAAGTTTTACCAGAACCTACAGTAATATCTGAAGTTGCTATAGTAGCACCATCAATAGTACCACCGTTAATGTCTGCTGTATCAGCTATAAGGCTATCAATGTTTGCAGTTCCATCTATGTAAAGATTTCTCCACTCTTTTGTAGTTGTACCTAAGTCATAAGTGTTATCTGTATTAGGAACAATGTGTGAATCAATTTCAGCAGCTAAGTTAATGCTATCTGTATCAGCATCACCAAATGTAAGATTACCTGAGATAGTAGCGTTACCAGTAACTGTAAGATTACCACCGATAGTTGCGTTACCTGTTGTAGTAATGGTATCTGTATATGTATCTTTAAATCTTAAACTTGTTGTACCTAAGTCAACATCACTGTCTGTAACAGGTACAATAGCACCATCGGCTATGTATAACTGTTGTACAGGACTACTAGATACTTGTACATAAAACTCAATGTAGTTATTTGTTGTATCAATTAATACTTTGTTATTGGGAGCAGTTTCTCCTGCATCACCAATAAGACCAATCACTGGACCTTCAGCAGCAGTACCATCATGTGCGTGACCTGATGTGTTGCTAAAAGCATTTAAAATTTGATTGTATTCGTTATTGAATAGTGCAGCAGTTATTGTGTCTCCATCTGAAAACGAACTCTGTCTTATGTATCCTGCCATTTGTTTATCTCCTACCTGAAGGTATAAAATCTATATATAAACCATTTATTTTGTATGGTGCTTTTGTATCCTCTGTAACAACTGTAAAGTTATTACTTGTACCACTTCCTTGTACTGGTATTCTTATCATTGGTGCTGCAGTACCACCAAATACTGTTGAGTTAAACACTGCATCTCCAAAGATTGCAGGTGGATTAACTGTACCAAAAGAAAAATCACTTGTTGGTTGTGGAATATCTTGACTGTTAAAATCGTATTTAATTTGTAGTGCTGGAGTTACAACTCCTTCGGCTGATACAGACACCCTAACATAGTGTAAAGTTTTTAAAGTTCCTAAGTCTCCGTAGTCATAGTCTGGTGTGGCATATCTAGCAAGTATGTTAGACCCATTAAAATCGTCACCTGAATCGTGTACAAGCACATAGCCATCAGTATCACCGTGAAAATATTTTTCAACACCATCATTATTAAATCCAGCTCCTATACTGGTTACTTCTATTCCTCTTGTTTCTGACCACTCAAATCCGTTTGGTCTAAGTGTTCCTATAATTCCTTCTTGTTGTGCGTTGATAACTGTTGTATCTGCATAAAATAATCTGTACTGAGACTTTTCTCTAATAACAACGCTTGATATTATATACTTGTCAATGTTTTCTGCTAACTGTGTAATAATAGGTTGGATAGCTTTACTAACTGTACCCAACTCAACGTCTCCAATTCTTGCAGTACCAGCAACCGTTCTTAATCCGTCTGGTGCTAAAAAGATAAGGTCACCACCTATCTCTTGAATACTGTAACCTGATAGACAACCAATGTTCTTTGCCACTGGAATTACTACTGGTGTACCGTTTATATCTTGTAGCTTAAATATACTGTTTCTACAAAATATAAAAAGTTCATTACGGAAACTTTTAATACCTACTATTTGGTCTGATAAGGTTATAGAACCTGAACCAGTACCATTAAAAGTTGTTGGGTCTAATAATGTACTATAAAAAACTGTACTAAGATTATCTTCAACACCTGCAACAATTAAATGTTTATCGTGTATTTCAGAGTGAGTTGCAAACTTAGTACCTGTTACAGTAACTTCACCACTAAAGTATGTTCTAGTATTTATATTAGAACCTGTGCCTTCCATTCTAAAATAGTAAGGTTTGTTAGCTCCATCACAAATTACTAGTAGTCCATAATCATATGTAGGTCCTTCAAACAATGAAAAGCTAATCTTACCTTGTCCTGTTCTAGTAAGTGTACTACGACCTGTAAAGGCTGTGTAGTTATCTCCACTAGCATCTACAGAACTTCTACTTATGTTTAACCAACTTGTACCATCTTGACTAAAAAATATTCCTGTCGATGCACAAGCTACAACACCATCTCCATAAGGTATTACCCCATGAATAGTATCAGCACTACCACTTACTAGTGCAGCACTACCAGCTCCTAATCTACTGTAACCATTAATACGTCTATAGCCACCTTCGATAGAGACTTCAAAGTTTCTAAGGTCTGTAGCTACACCGGGAGTTTTAAGTAAGTCAATCTGATTAGAAGCTTTGACTAAACCACCGGCACATGCAACTGTATAAGGTTGTGATGTTGCCATAAATTAAAAGTACTTTCTATCGTCTGTCATAGTACGAGGAGTAGGATTAATCAAATTAGATTTCATGCTCCTCAATGCTTTCTTGTAATCATCCATAGCAAACGCTGCTTGTTGTGGAGATTCTTTGAACTGCCATACATAGTATCTTGTTTTAGCAGTTATAACATTCGTGTATTGTTCTGGGAATACAACGGTATCTCCATGAGCTGAAAGCTTTGTAGGCTTTTCAAACGCATAGAAGTGTACGTTATAAACTTTATCAGGGATTGGACTCAAGCCAAACTTCCTGCCATCTGGTGATTTAATAACTCTGCAAGGCTCACCATAAGCCTGTGAATCTGCATCGTCTATGTTTTCGTTGTCTCTGTAATATCTTTTCCAATCAGCTAAGTTTAAAAACTGTAGTCCTCTTGAGACAAAAGGAGCTGATTCACCACTCACGTTAATGGTGGTTAAATAAAAATCATCCCAATCTATCGAAGCGTAATCGTCTTGAACGCTTGAGCTACTAGCTTTTAACTCGTACCATCTAGTACCAGCCACTGTAGCCACAGTTACGTTTCCATAGAAGGGGTCAGTTGAACCACTTTCACCTACTGAAAAAAATGGTAACTGGGGTTCTTCATTTGCTATATCGAATATAGACTTGTTGATGGCATCCTTAGTAAACTGCTGAAGTCCTACAGCACTTGAAAAGTTTGCAGACGTAAGAGGTATCTCATTGAGTTCTCTTAGTACTTCGTTAGTTAAATCTAAATATGTTGTTGCCATTATTTACCTTTAGCTTTTAGTTTTGCTTTTTTACTTAAATCTTTAAAGTGATAAAGTCGTTCACTTGTTTTTGTATGATTTTTATTAGAGTGTAATTGTCCGTTAGGCATTTTATGAGTATTGCCTTTCCATTCAGTTCCATCTCTTTTGTAATGGGGTACGCCCTTCATTCTTAGTTAGGCTTTGCTGTTGGCATTTCACCATTGCTATAATGAGGTTGTCCACCTTTGTTATACATTGAACGACCCATATTAGCTTTTACTCGTTCAGGTCTTTTAGAACCATAAACACGTTGTTTTCTTTTAGGCATCATTTTATCTTTGTGCATCATTTCCTTTCCCCAATTGTTTTGATTTTATCTTGTTGATAATTCACTGTTAAACTTTCGTTGTATCCTGCCATGTCTTTACACATCTCTTCTTTCTCTTCGATAGAGTTATAATCAGATATGTTTCCACTTGGTTTTGGATTTCCTGTTAATATTTCTTCCATTGTTATTCCTTTTAAAAGTGGAGGAGTCCGGAAACTCCCCCGTTAGACTGTTTCGTCAATACCTTAAAACTGTATATTAACCCGCTTGAGTTGTTGTAATACCGTCTTGGACTTTACATTGTCCATCAAGATACCAGTTAGTGCCATCAGACCAAACATGAGCAAAATCCCCATGTACTGCTTTGTTGGCTACAAATGAGATAGTATCTGCATCTGTAACTGTTGCGACTGAACCTGCTGCATCTTCTGGAGAAGATATGTTACCTACAATAATATTAGCACTAGATGCTGTAACTACTGTATGTGTGCCGGTAGGCTCTGTTGCTCCAACATAGAACCAATACTCTAAACCTGCTGCGGGAGTAGGAAGAGTTTGAATTTTAGCTGCTGCTACATTTAAAATGTAACGTGTGCCTGATTCTGCTGCTGTAATTGTATTTGCTGCGGTGATTGCTTCAGTCTCTGAAGGTTGTTGAACTCTAGTAGCTAACTCACGAACATCAGATGTTCTTGCTGAGTTTCTACCAGTGTCTCTTATATTTACTGCTGCCATGTTATTTACCTCTTAGTAAAATTGTGCGTTAAAAAAAGAGGAGGAGTCCGAAGACTCCCCCAAAGTTGGTATTAGTCAATACCGTAGAAAGCACCTACAATTGCTTCTTCTCTAAGTACTTTCGCACCATAGACATGAAGACCTCTCACGATATCACCGAAAGAACTAGGGTCTCTAAGGACCTCAGTTGAAGTGATAGCTTGAGCTGTAGCTGTAGATGAAATATGTCCAGCCAAACATTTACCAGCAGCATTAGTTGGTGCAGCAATGTTGTTTGATTTATACATACTAAATCCACGTAGTTTTCCACTTGATACTAGTCCGTTTCTAATCGAACCTTGTCCACCATTGTAGTCTACTGACAACAATTTAGAACTAGAGCTTCCTAGAACTTCGTAAAAGTCAGGACCTGCAACGAACCATCTACCTTCTTCAGGTACATTTTGATCGTCTAATAGTCTTGCCATTCTACCCATAAGGTCTAGAGGGTCATGTTCATTAGAATCGAAACCTATATCTAAGTTACCTGTTCCATCAAAAGTTCCGGCAGCTAAATCAGTAGCATTGTCAGAACCTAACACGTGGTTAGGTGATGAAGCAGATAGACCTGCAAACATTGTTACAAGTACAGCAGCATCGTAAGCATCTTTTAATGCGTATGCAGCAGAACTTGAAGCAACTTCTTTAAAGTTAACATGTGACATGTTTGTTTCAATATCGTCTACGACAAATTTAAACGCATTAGCACTATCAACAACTAAAGATGTTTCTTGGTCTGTTAGTTTAGTTTCAGTTGTATCGGTATTTCTTGTGTATGCTTCTACAGAAATAACGGGTTCTTTAATAATCTTTACTGAGTCTCCGAAAGCAGATATTTCACCGGAATAATCGGTGTTTGTAATAGA